ACGCCAGAGAGTTGGGGCTTGACTATGAGCCTGCGCGTAAACCGTATCGACCATTGCAAGACAATGGGTCAAAATATTTCGGCGGTTCTTGGGATACCCCACCAGCACAGCCAGCACCTGCGCAAAAACGCCCGCAGAACTGCGGAACAGGGTATTGCTCATGCGTCGAATGTGTGATGCAGCCAGCAGTCCCTGATGCAATTGGGCCGAATGAAGATGAGCTCCCTGCATATGCTGCAGGGTGGAACGACTGCCGGGCAGAAACTTTAAAGATGAGGAAGCCATGAACCTCACAACGGGCCAAAAAGTATCACGTACGCTGTTTCTTGCAGCGCTTATTGCGGTGCTGCTGCTTGACTTACTTGTGTGGCGTCCAGGTTAAGCAACAGCTTATTTTGATGTATAATCAAATCTCACGTTACTAGTTCACTGATCATTGAAAGGTATCCACCATGAACATTTTCTATCTTCACCACATGCCTGCCATTGCGGCCTCTATGCACTGCGACAAGCATGTTGGCAAAATGCTTATCGAGTCTTGCCAGCTCCTGGCGGCTGCGCATCACCACTACGGCAACGGCGACAAAGTCACCTACCGCGCCACGCATGTCAATCACCCCTCCGCCGTCTGGGTCCGTCAGTCAAGGCTCCATTACATGTGGGTCAGCGACTTGGCCAGGTACCTTGGCCGCGAATTCAAATGGCGTTATGGCCACGGTCATAAAAGCCATGATGTGCTTATGGCCGAGTTGGTCGATTGCCCCGATGCCATGTGGGGTTTGCCCTCACGCTTTACACCGCCTACACTGGCAATGCCTGACGAATTCAAAAGCGACGACCACATTGACGCCTACCGTCGTTACTATGCAAGCAAAGCTGCCGCCATGCCGCTTGTGTATCACCGCGGTAAACACGAGCAGCCCTATTGGTTGCGTGAATTACTTTCTCAGGAGTGTGTAGCATGATTACAGCGTTGCTTGATCTAGAAGCCGACATGGCGCAACACATGTGTGAGGCGCTAAAAGTAAATGACCACATCTACGGCATGTATTTTCACTTCTTGGCATTGCTTGTGCAAGAAGAGATCCTGCAAACTTTTTTGCGTATGTCTGAGCCTGACCGCCAAGCATACGTCAACATCATCAACGTGCTTACCATGGGAGAGACTTTGTATGAGCAGTATGTTTGAACAGGTTGGCGACTTTCGCAGCGCAATGTCTTTGCCTATTGGTGATGAGCCGCAGTTGCTTGGCGCCAATGAGCGTAGCTATTTTGCGCGCTTCATCATGGAAGAGCTGAGTGAGTACCTTAAAGCCTGTGAAGAAGGTAGCTTGGTGGACGCTGCCGATGCCCTTGTCGATCTTGTGTATGTCACCTTAGGCTGTGCACACGCCATGGGCCTGCCATTTGACAAGCTTTTTGCCGTGGTGCATAAAGCCAACATGAGCAAGATGCCGGCCAATGAGTACATTCGATCACTACGTGGCTCACAGTATGACGTGGTCAAGCCCGTAGGCTGGACTCCACCTGAAGATGAGATGTCTAGCATTCTTTTGGATGCAACACAAAACACGTGTTATAATCAAACCTCTAACTGATTTTTGAAAGGTACGTATGAACATCAAAGACCTAATTGACGACTTTGTTGCAACCAAAAACGAGCGCGAAGCCTTGTCCGCTACTATTAAAGAAAAGACTGAGAAGCTCGGCCGCCTTGAAGGCGACCTTATGAAACTGATGTCCGAGGCAGGTATCAGCCAAGCTGCTAGCGATAAAGCTAGCTGCACAATGAAGCTGACCCAACACCCTGCTATCAAAGATTGGCAAGCTTTCTATGGCTACGTGGCCAGTACTGGCCAATTCGAATTGCTGCATAAGCGGCTCTCCTCAGCAGCATTCCGTGAACGGTGGGAAGCGGGTGAGGTAATCCCCGGAACCGAGGCATCGGATCTCTGGGAAATCACTGTTCGTCGCAAGTAACATGTTAAGGAATTACTATGTCTAAGAATCAAATTGCGCTTTTTGAAGATCAACTCGCCGCATTGGCTTTGGAAACAGTCAAGGCAGAGCAAACCGGCGCTGCGTTCCTGTCCACCAAAGGCGGTACGTTAACTTACCGTGGCAACGTTATTACAGACAGCAAGCTGGCATGCGTCATTTTGGCCGCACCTGTCGAGCGTTTGTATTACGACTCACGCTACGACCCTACCAAGATTGTTGGGCCTAAGTGCTTTGCCATTGCGCAAATGCAAACTGGCATGGGCCCTTCTCCGGCCGTTGAAAAGCCTGAGCACTCAACATGCGAAGGTTGCCCTAAAAATGAGTGGGGCTCCTCAACGAATGGCGGCAAAGGCAAGGCATGCCGCGAAACGCGTCGCCTGTTGCTTATCCCTGCCGATAGCATTGGGTCGGTCACAGCTGTTGCAGGAGCCGAGATTGCTGCGCTTCGCCCCCCTGTAACTAGCTTGAAGAACTACAGTGGCTACGCACAAACTTTGGCCGCAACGCTTAAGCGCCCACCTCTGGCTGTGGTGACTGAGATTTCCGTCGTGCCGGATGCCAAGACTCAATTCAAAATTGAGTTCAAAATGCTTAAGGCCATTGACGACATGGCTATTGTGCAAGCCATTATGGCTCGAGCTCAAAACGAGGTTGATCGAGCCATTGCTACTGCAGGGGCCGTTAATGAGGAAAGCAGTGAGGCACCTGCCACACAGTCTGATCGCTTCTAACTAACACAGGGGCTTCGGCCCCTACTTTTTTATAGGAACATGTCATGCCAAGCAAGCACATTTTTAGAACCCCAGAGCCATCAGGCGTGGCGCCAGAGGCCCCGCAGCCTTCGCCATTGGATGTTACACCTCATCAGCAAGAAATGTTCCCCGCGCCTTCGCAACAGCTGGTAGGCTACCGCGCGTTAACAGATGACGAGATTCGCCGTGTCAATGCTACTAAGCAGTTGTTTGAAGACGCTATTGCGTATGTCAAGATTTTGCGTGAGTCGCACCATGACTCAGAGATTCTTCGCCAATACAGCGTAGCCATTACACACGCAGAAACAGCATCTATGTGGGCAATCAAAGCAATCACGGCACGCGCATAGTATGCAGCCTATTTTTCTTGATTTTGAGACTATGGCCATTGGCCCTCGGCCAGACTACCCGCCTGTGCCGGTAGGCTTGGCCGTGTATGACCCCGAGGGCCAGTACCCAGATGGCTATCATGCTTTTGGCCACGCTGAAGGCAACAACACAACCAAGCAAGCCGTGCAGGCTATGATGGAGCTAATGTACGACAGCGGCCGCGCTCTCTGCTTTCATAATGCAATGTTTGACCTTGACGTGGCTGCAACGCATTTGGATATGCCTATCCCTGAAGACCCCACGCGTGTGCATGATACCCTTATCCTTGCTTTTCTGCATGACCCACATGTGCAGTCTTTATCTTTAAAAGATCTGGTCGTAACGTGGGGCTTGGATACCCCTAGCGAAAGAGATGAGCTGAAAGAATGGATTATTGCCCACGTGGATGAGGCTAGGCGTAAAAAGTCTACCTGGGGTGCTTACATCTCTCGTGGCCCCGTTGAGTTGGTTGGCAGATACGCAGCGGCTGACGTACGTCTTACCAGCAAGCTGTATGACTACCTTAACGCCGCCGTGTTGCCTGCGCAAACTGAGCCTTACCTGCGTGAGATTGAGCTGATCCCAATGTTGCTTGAAAACTCACGTCTAGGCGTAAGGGTTGATCGTGATGGCTTACAAAAAGCCAAAGAGCAAGCCACAGTAGACATTGAAAAGTGTAACGTTTGGGTTCGTGCATTGTTAGGTTCTCCTGAATTGAATCTTGACAGCGATCGGCAGCTGGTTGATAGTATTTATCCCACCGAGTACTGGGATAAAACAAATGGCTGGCCATCCACGGATAAGGGTTCCCCTAAGGCCGATAAGGAAACCTTTGAAGAGATCATTACGCATCTGCCATTGCAAGGCGTACTGCGTTACCGCGCCAACCTATCAACCTGCCTGTCAACGTTTATTGAGCCATGGCTTTTGACCAGCGCAAGGACAGGGCGCATTTACACCAATTGGAACTCCGTACGTGGCGAGCGGGGTGGCACACGTACAGGTCGCTTAAGCTCTACGCCTAACTTTCAAAATGCGCCTACACGCTACCCAAAGATTGTGGCGGCTTCGGCTAACGCAAGCATGGGGCGCAATGAGATTGTGATGCCTGAAGGCCTTGATGTTGCGCCGCTTCCTCTCATTCGTAGCTTTCTGCTAGCCGATGAGGGTCATAAGCTTGTGGCATGCGACTTTAACGCGCAAGAGTTACGCATCTTTGCTCACTTTGAAGGCGGAGGTTTAATGCAGCAGTATCAGTCCGATGCTCGAGCTGACCTGCATACCTACGCAGCCAAGCTGATGACGGATGCAGCAGGCCAAGAGGTCAGCCGTACTTACTCTAAAGGCGTGTCATTTGCGATTTTGTATGGCGCAGGCCCAAAGAAAATCAGCGAAATGCTGGAGATTAGTTATGACCTGTCCAAAACATTGATGGATGCATACACAACGTCGGTGGCTCCGGGCCTCAAGACGATGCAATCCACCATGCGTACAAGGTATAAATTGAATCAGCCATTAAAAACCATTGGCGGGCGTCTGATCAAAATGGAGCCACCTAAGATCATCAATGGTCGCCTTCGTGAGTTCGACTACAAAGGTGTTAACTTGCTCATTCAAGGCTCAGCCGCCGATCAGGCCAAGGCAGCCATGCTGTTGTACCAAAAGACACGTAATGGCAGCCGTTTACTGCTCAGCGTTCATGATGAGTTGGTCATCTCTGCGCCTGAAGAGTTTGCAGTACGCGAAGCTGAGTGCCTTGTTGCAGCTATGTGTAGTGCTATTAGCATGGATGTGCCTATGGTCAGTGACTACAAAATTGGCAATACATATCAGGAGGTTAAATGAAAGATACAACACGTGAGTAACGCCATTGCCATAACTGATCTAATACGATATGACGCAACCAAAGGATGTTTTGTTTTGAAGCCTACACAACGAATTGAGTACTGGCCTGGCACTAATACGCCAAAGTCAAAAAACAACGACTTTAACTGGCGCGCTCAGCCTTCACAAGTGCTTAAAAAACTATACCCGCACTTGTATAAAACCGGCGTACATAGTACGCCTTTCACAATTTACTCAAAAGCACAGGCAAGCAAATGACAGCGTACTCAAATTCAAGTATCAAAACGTACGAGCAATGCCCGTATAAATATAAGCTTACGCGCATTGACAGGCTAAAAGAGCCTACAGGCGATGCCGCCGTGCGTGGCACCAATATTCATACCGTGTTTGAAAAAGCACTGGCTGTGCCAACGTTGCCTACTGAGTTTGCGTATTGGGATGACTACATGCAAGTACTGCAGGGCAAGCGTACTGCTAGTGAGGTGCAATTTGCCATCACAAAAGAGTGGAACGTCTGCGGCTTTAATGACTCCGTGGCATGGGTACGCGGCATCTATGATGCTATCTACGTTGACGGCACGCATGCCCACGTATTGGACTGGAAAACAGGTAAAGAGCGTGACTACGATGACCAGCTAAAGCTTTACGCCGCTATCGTCTTGGCAACCTACCCCGAGGTGCAGACCGTAACAACCGAGGTGTGCTACATTGACTTACAAAAGCGTGTGCCAAGCCGCGAGTATTTACGTGAAAACTTTCAAGAATTACAACAGTGGTTGCAAAATCGAGTTGGCAAGATTGAAAATGACGACATCTTTGCGCCAAAGCCGGCCTATGGTTGCAGGTGGTGTCACTTTCGTAAAGCAAACGGCGGGCCTTGCCAATGGTAAAAGAAAAAGTCATTCTTGAACGTGATCTAGAACGCTACTTTTCAGCAGCATGCAAAAAGCGTGGCCTGCTAACGCTTAAGCTTAACGTCAGATTCGCAAGAGGTTGGCCCGATCGCATCGTTGTGCTGCCTAACGAAAAAGTGTTATGGGTGGAGTTAAAGCGACCCGGAGGTAAAACATCAGCGTTGCAGGATTTACTACATAACGATTTACGCAAACGTAAGCATGTAGTGCACATAATTGACTCTAAAGAAGGCATTGACTATGTATTGGGAACCGCATGAATACCAAAAAGAAGCTGTAAAGTTTCTTGTTGCGCATGGTTCAGGCTCACTATGGCTTGACCCCGGCCTAGGTAAGACTGCCATTGTGCTGTCGGCCTTTCGCATTCTTAAAAGCAAAGGCATGGCGCGAAAGATGCTGGTTGTTGCGCCACTTAGACCTGTGCATGGCGTGTGGCCTGCGGAGGTTAAAAAGTGGGAGCAGTTTGCCGACTACTCTGTAGGCGTATTGCATGGTGGCAACAAGGCCAAGGTCTTAAAGCAAAACCATGACATCTACGTCATTAACTTTGAAGGCCTGCAATGGCTATCTGCGCAATTGAATGGTAAAGACTGGCCTTTCCAGATCCTTACGATCGATGAGATCAGCTACTTAAAGAACACGCAAACACAGCGATTCAAATGCCTAAAGCCTTTGCTGAACAAGTTTGATCGCCGTTGGGGTCTAACAGGCTCACCTGCGCCAAATAGTTTGCTTGACATCTTTGGCCCGCAGTACATTGTGGACCAAGGCGCAACGTTCGGGCCGTTTGTATCTCGCTTTCGCACTGAGTTCTTTTACCCTTCAGGCTACGGTGGGTATGAGTGGAAGCTTCAGCCTGATGGGGAGGCACGCATCCATGAAAAGCTGGAAGGCAAAGTTTTGCGAATGGCTGCTCTGGACCATCTGGACCTGCCAGAGCTAACCTACAACGACATCAAGGTAGAGCTACCTGCAGAGGCCAAAAAGATCTACAAGCACTTTGAGGACAACCTAACCATTGCGCTGAATAGCGGCAATGTTACAGCGGCCAACGCCGCCGTTGCAGTTATGAAAGGCCAGCAAATCGCCAATGGCGGTACGTACTTGGATGATGACGGCACGGGCAATGGCAGAATTACTACGAAATTACATGATGCGAAAACTGAAGTTGCTCAAGAGCTGGTTGAAGAGTTGTCTGGACAGCCCTGCATCATTGGCTACCATTTTCACCACGATTTGCAGCGCTTGCAAGAAGCTTTTCCTAATGCTCCTGTTATTGGTTCTGGCGTTGTTGGCCATAAGCTTGATGCTATTATTGACGCTTGGAACTCGGGAGATATACCTGTCTTGCTGGCGCATCCTATGTCTGCAGGCCACGGGCTTAATTTACAAGGCGCGGGCCATGCTGTCATCTGGTACTCGTTGACTTGGAGTCTTGAAATCTACGAGCAGTTCATTCGCAGGATTTGGCGGCAAGGCCAAAAGAACCACATTGTTGTGCATCACATCATTGCGCAAGACACCGTAGATGAGGCCATCCTCATGGCCGTGCGACGCAAGGACAAAACACAACAAAAACTGCTTAACGCAGTGCGTGATTACATCTCACGTGATACAATAACAACTGTTGATATTTGAAAGGTACACATGCAATTCACAACTTCTTAACACGTAAACAACAAGGATCCGTCATGTCTGACATAAAGAAAACACGCCAGCGCGCCAACAAGCAAGCCATCATCACTATTGCAGTTACTGGAAATCCCAAACGCTTGCACACGCTTGCACACGCACGCTTTGAGCTGTATAAGGATGGCGCAACTGTGGCAGACTACGTTGCTGCAGGCGGCCGCACAGGCGATGTTTTGCACGACGTTGCGCAAGGCTACATCACACTCAATTAATTATGAAAATTCTCATCACCGGTGTTACTGAGACCCATAACAATCATCCACAGCGTGCAAGCTCTACAAAGTTTGTATCTATCCCTGAGCTCATGCGCAACGCGTATATTGCTCAAGGCCATGAAGTAGAGCATGGGCCTGTGAATACGGCTATGGACCTGTCAAAGTACGACAAAGTCTTTTTGTATGTCTACCCACTGGACAAAAATGCAGTGCATCCCGAAGGCGCCAAGCGTGTTCTTCGTGAGCGCATGGATGCTTACATTTGTCTGGATGATTGGGCATTTCAAAAAATCATCCCCTCATGGGAAGATGTGATTGCTGCAGAAGACTTTGCAGACCATCAATGGATTGCCCCCCTGTTTCCATGGGGCGACCACAAGTTGATGGGCCTGCCGGCTGATGTGATTCATGCATGGGACCCATCACCATTGTATGAAATGCCTTCAAGCTATCAAATGGCCTGGTCTAAACGCAAAAACGAATGGTATAACGCATCACTTTCGAAAGACGCCCATGAGTGGGCAACAGCGCAAAACCTTACATGGCCAATTCACAGTGTCGGAGGCAAAGCTCTCGGGCAGCCACGTATTCTTGAAAGTGACGTTGTCTGGCAGTACGGGGCTTACAAAGGAGTTCTATGTCCGACCTACGGGCATGCCGGATGCGGATGGTGGCGAGTTAGGTATCTGCACGCTGCAAATACCGGCTGCGTTCTTGGCGGCGATCCTCAAGAGCTTGGCATGATTGACCCGTCGTATGGCTACACACCACGTGAGCTTGAACGCATGGATGACGGGCAATTGGAAATCATTAGCGCGCAACAATACGTGGCGTTGACTTCGCAGATCGCGACGGCTTGGCAAACACGTATTAAACTTGAAAGCTTTCTTACATGATCATTATTTTAGAAGGCCCTGATGGAGGTGGCAAGACAACCCTTGCCGAAGCTTTGCGTCACGGGCTACAAGGTGATCGTATGACGCACGTTGTAAAGCATGGGCCTTACAAAGGCGTAAAGCCCGAGGACCTGTGCCGTATGTACTTTCGATCTATGACGCAGGCCTTAACTTACGATGACCATGTCATCATGGATAGGTCATGGCTGTCCGAGCCTATCTATGGCGAGGTATACCGCAATGGCGAAAACCGCGTAGATCTACCACGGCGTCGCATGCTTGAACGCGTTGCCTTGTCACGCGGCGCAGTTGTTGTGCATTGCCAGCCTGACCTAGAAGTTTGCATTGACGCATTTAACTCACGCAGTGCCATTGAGTATCTAGACAACGTTGAGCAGCTCACCGCTGTGTACCACGGCTACGAGACGCTTGGCTTGCACACCTGCCTGCCCGTTATCCATTACGACTACAAGTATGACACACTAGAAAAGTTGCTTCCACGGTTGGTGATTAGCTCCTCACAAAATAACTTTTCTGGTGGCGGTGCTTTTAAGTCTGGCAACATTCTGATGCTTTGCGATAAGGGCCCACGTACTAATGTGCGTGCCTCTGCAGCTGTAGTGCCTTTCATCAACTTTTTGGACAATGACGGGCCCAGCCGAATGTTGTGCGAAACACTGGAACGTGAAGGCATCGCCGAGGATAAGCTTTATTGGGTTAACACACAAAACTATCAAAATGTGCCTACCGACCCCATTGTCGTAAAAGACCTAAAGCCTTCACGCGTCTTTGCCTTAGGCAACAACGCTTACACGTGGGCGTTGAACAACAACGTACAGGCGCAAAAGCTGCCGCCTCCGCTGTACCACATGCAAAACTTTCCCAATCAACCGTACCACATTACAGAGGCAGACCATGGATATGATGATTAAGAATGAGCCTGAGCTCATTAACCTGTATAGGTGTCTACAGCAGCATGGGCAATTGACAAGTCCGCGAGGCGAAAGCTGCCTTGAAATTGAAAACTTTAGCTATACTGTCAATCCTTTTGTGCGCTTCAACGCGTTTGAAGGTCGTAACTTCAATGTGAAGTACCTTAAGCGCGAGATGTCGTGGTACATCAAAGCCGACCCGTATGATTTGTCAATTGCTGAGCACGCTGCGCAATGGGGAAAGATCATTGCCAATGGCAAGTTGAATAGCAATTACGGCAGCTATTGGTTTGGCAAGCATGGCGTGCGTAATGTTGTAAAGCTTTTGCAAAGTGATCCAATGTCACGCCGCGCAGTCATCCCTATGTACGGCACAGACGTAGACCATATGGACATTAACGCCAAGGATGTGCCTTGCACATTAGCTATTGAGTTCCGCATTCGCAAAGGGCGTCTCAATGCACGTGCCATCATGCGAAGTCAAGACATCCTGTGGGGCATGGCCAATGACTTGCCTACATTCTCATTTTTGCAAGAAATTGTTGCCAATGTCCTTGGCGTTGAGATGGGTACGCTCACGGTGTCGGTAGGCTCATTCCACGTGTACGAGTCACGCATGAGGATGTTCAATAGTATCTTGGAAGCAAACAACTACGTAGGCATTGAGGATAAGCCACCTCGCATCAACCGCTATGAAGCCCATATGCTAATGGACAAAAGCATCAACCCCTCTTTTGATTTTGCAAAGTGGTTACATAACATCTAAGCGTGTTATAATTAACATGTGGACTGCCACAATCAACTTGACTATTGAAAGGAATACACATGCAAAAGCGCATTCATTGGACAGATCAGGAACGCAACGTCGTATTGGATCGAGCGTTAAACTACATGCAGCAAGGCGGCTACTCAGAACTTGAGGCGTTACGTCAAGCCCAAGGTTTTGCGCTAAACCCTGCAAGGCATCGTGCGTTTGCGTCTCACTCTGCAGCGCTGCTGGAAATCAAGACTCTTAAAGCCATGGTGATCGCAGACGCCAAAAAGCCAACTATGGTGGAATCACCTATTGTTGTGACTCCACAGCCTCCAGTGCCACCAGATGCACAACCAAGCATGCCTGCGTGTAGCATTGACGAGTTGGTTGCGCATATTGCGCAGCTAGTTGCAACGCAGTTGGCTACGGCCATCAAGGCTGCAGTGCAAACTACAGTACAAGAGCTTGAGCATACCTACAGTTTGGGGCGGCATGACCCGTCATACACAATCAATCATGTGCAAAAGAAGCGTGTAGTTGTCATTGGCTTGCTAAATGACCAAGTCCATGCCATTACGCGTGAGTTTGGCGAAGTCTTCAACATCAAATGCATTGACACCGACAGAGCCATGGGAATGTCTCCACCGGATGCAGATGCGTATCTGCTAATGAAGAACTTTATCAACCACCCGTTGTACTATAAGTACCAGGCTTTTGCCAACCATGTACTTATTGATGGCGGCATGTCCACATTGCGTATGTGGTTTAACACGAAAGGCAAAGAACTATGAGTGATGACTACATCTACACGCCTGCATCTACAGACATCACAATTCGGTGGCGTGTAGTACACGGGTGGGTGCCCCCGTCTGAGCAAGTTGCGTACCAAAAAAAGTGGTCAAACTTTAGAAACTTGTTGGCGCAAGGCACTGAGTCCCTTGTTCCTCCAAAGCCGCTGCCTTCTAATCTTGTTAAATTGAAAGCAAAAAATGACAGACAATAGCACCCTGTGCTTTGACCAGCAGGTTAAGGCTGCGTATGACGATTGGGTTGAATTGCTGGAGCATACCGGCAACACTGATATGCTAAAGGACCCTTACGCAGTGTGGGTAGAGGCGTATCACGTAGCTACGACGCTTGCAAAGCATCAAGCTTAGCGCCCCGTTGGGTTGCCCATAGGATCGACTGGAATGTCACGGCCTGAGGCCTCAGTCTTTCCTTTAAGCACGTCATTAATGTACATAGCAGGTATGGACGCTGCGCCTACGGCTGCCCCAGGCAGTCCTAAGCCTGGAACCATAGATGCTAAGGCGCCTACGCCGCCTAAGGCAGCAATTACAGCCCCTGATCTGTCCCCGTCCATAAAGCGACTATACGCCTCATAGAAGCTAAGCCCCGCCCCTGCGCCTGACAATGCGCCACCCACAATTGGGGATGCAACAACCTTTGCAGCTTTTGCCATAGGGCCTGGCGTGGCCGCGGCAAGTCGTGCTGCGGCTGCAGCTTCTGCAGCAGGCATTGCTGCCGCACGTTGTGAGCTTGCTGATGCGTTGGCATTGGAATTGGCCAATAGCTTATCGACAATCGATTGCCCAGGAGACAGTGGCCCATACATCTTGGTTAAACGCCCGGAAACCTTGCCTTGGCCTTTGGATCTATTGTAGGCTGCGGCGCCTTCTGGGACGCCACCTGCAATTTCCTTGTCCATGTTTGCCCAGTTTTTGAGCCAGTTAGTACCTGACGTTGCGCCCCTAGGAGCTGACTCAGGCTGAATGCCAAGACGTAAAAGCTCTTCATCACGCATGTTTTGCAGCAATTGCGCCATTTGCTGCTGCTCTTTAAGTTTTTTAGCGCCTGTTGCAGTGCGCATTTCTTTTGACGGAAACAATGTCTCAGCAGTTTTCTGCATCCCGGGCCCTAAAATGGCGCCGGTGCCTGCGGCAGCTGCACGTTCCTGATTTGCGCTTAGCCCGAGCTCAGGAAATAGAGGCGCATTCTTGTCACGCGCAACAGGTTTTTGTTTGCCAGGACCCACAGGCGCAGAAAAGATAGGGTCTAGCGCCATCAAGGCGTCATCAGCTTCTGGGTCGTAGTTAGATTTCTGACCTCTAAAAATAGGGTCTACGTCTTCCAGTTTGGGTTCAGCCATACGCTTGCCTCTTTATTGGGGATTGAACTGATTAAACAACGTCATGCGAAACTTTGCGTAATCATTGTTGATCTTTTCATAAATACTACCGGGGCGGAAGAAATTACGTGGTGATGCCGTAGGCCCTGCAGTATCCAAATGTTGCTGGTACGCGCTGTACAACTGCTCGCGTTGACGATTCAACAGCACTTGTTGGCGTGACCACAATTGCACGGCCTTTGAGGAGTCTTCAATACTTGCCATAGGCGCTTGCAACAGTCTTGCGTCATTATCCGTTGGGTTTACGCCTAGAAGGCCTTTGTTAGCTCTCACGTTAGACAAGAATTCAGCGGATATGATACGCGTTACATCACGAACGGCCTGCTGTTCTTCAGGCTTTAGCTTGACTTTTTCCAAGAATTCTCTTACTGGCAAACCTGCACGTGCATTAAAGTCCCCGGCGCTTAACTGCGCGCCTTGTTGCGCAGCAGTTAATAGACCTGACAGCACGCCTTGTTGCTGCATTAACCCGAAAATCTGTGGGTATTGTGTTGCAAACCTATCAAGCTGACGCAGGTTAGTGTTTGAGCTTTGCAGTGCCTGTGGAGTAAAGTTAAGGATCTCATCACGCTTTTGTATAAAAGGCTTGTCCCCTTCTGTAATACGCTTTTCTGCAACTTGTGCTTGCGCAGCCAAAGGCAGGCCTGACAAATCAGATGGCGGCTCAGAGGGCATACGTGGCGCGACAGACACAGGCGCAGTTACTACACCCGGAACACGACCCATACTTTGTGTGCTGTTGTAATTGCCAGCTGGTTGCGGACCTGGAGGCAAGCCCATACTAGTTGGTGGTGCTTGCGTTGGCGGTGCTTGCACTGGTGGTGCTGTAGGCCCAGGAGGAGGCGCGGAGGCAGGTGAACCGGTCCCTGTAGGTATTCCCCCACCCGGAATAAGATTAAGGACTCCAGCGCCATACTTAGCAACCAACTCAGCTTGGCTCATGCCTGCCTTACGATCCTCAATGGCCATGCCGCCAAGATCTTTCTGCATGCCAAAAGTATTTTTGACGATCTCGCCAACCTTAGGCGACAGCCGCGCAATGGTTGGGTAAACCTGCGCCAACTTAGCTGCAGAGCTTGGAGATAGTGAACCGCTAGATAGCACATCAGCTACTTGCTCAGGCGCAACGCCTAAAGTTGAAGACAGCAGCTGCAAGGCTTTGGATTGGTTTTCAGTTTCATACTTTTGACCTGCAAGCTCGGCACGCATTTTTGCCATAGGCACCTGCATATCCAGTTGCTTTTCTTGCTGCTGCCCCATGGTTGTTGCAGCTCGACCAAGGGCTTCGCCAAAATTGCCTGTGCGCCCTGGGTCAAGAAATTGACCTGCAACTTGAAACCAGTTAGGCCCTTGATTGGCGCGTGCTTCTAGCGCTGTAATTGTCTTTTGCAACGCAGCAAAATACTCATTTTTTGCCGAGTCATCGCCGCCAAGCATTTGCGGTGTTGTTGGTAGTGCAGCCACGTTAATCCTTAAGGTTGTATAGGCTCATTTTCGCCGCCGCCGCCATATGATGGCGTAAAGTAGCTGCCATTATAGTAATTCGGGTCGTAAATGGTAGGCCTACCTGCTGTCAAGTCTGTGCCTGCGTTAGGGCCAAGTGGATTGCTGCCTAAGCTTTTCCACCAATCGCCAAAGCTTGAGCCAACAGCAGTTCCAAAAGGTGTGGTGCTACCCCCGGCAATAAGGGCGCCTAAGCCGGCAATCTGCGATAATGGCGAAGCTGCGTACGCACCGGGGATAGGGCCTGTGTACGTTGATGACACGTTTGTAGGCATTGTAAAGCCTCGCACCGTCTGCGATGCTGCGTTCAATGCCTGTAAGGGGAACATCTGCTCGTTTTGCGCAATGGTTTGCTGCTGGCCGCCCATAGTTGCCAACGCATTAATGTCTGACAAGTTCATGCCTTGCTTTGCTTGCGCAAGAGCCCCCATTTGCTGCGCAGCATTTAACTTATTGGTCTGGTCGGACTGGGCAGCTTGCAAGGCCTGTGTGTAGCCGGTTTGCAACGCCTGAGATTGCGCAGCGTTAACGTTTTGCAACCCAGTGTTAATGGCTTGCCCCAACGCTTCAGCGCCACGCTTAGAGCCAAACTGCCCAGTGCCTACGGCGCCTGCCACTGCTTGCGGCGCCAAGTACTCATTGATGTTGCGTTTGCCCAGCACGCCAAGGGCGTCAACAACCTGTGAGGTGTATGGTTGCATGAACTCACCGGCACGTGCTGCAACGTTTGTGTTGCCTACAGACTGCGCCAGGTTAGACGCGTCGTTAAGCCCAGACTGGTACATGCCCGGCAAAGCTTGTGTAGCAGCAAAAGCCTGAGTTTGCAAAGGCTGCGCGCCTTGAAATCTTGCAGAGTCTGCAGCAGCAGTGGACTTACCGGCTAAGTTGCTAAGGTAGTCCGTATACCAGCTTGGCGCAGTCGTATTTTGCGACTGCGTGGTGGTAATGTTAGGTAGTGGAGAGCCTTGCATCAACGACATAATCAACCTTTCATGTATTCCAGCGGCGACTTAGCGAGTGGCGGAATTTTGCCAGGTGGCGCTGAGCGTTTGTGTTTTCTGATCTCCTCACGCATTTTATCCAAAATCTCAGCACCAGCCCTATTTGAGCCATTGCCTAGCGCGGAAACAATGTCTGCGTCAAATACGTACTCGCCATCGGCCAGCATTGCCGGGATGTCGTCAGACTGCCCATCGCCTGCGCCTTGCACGTAGTTGCCTGTTTTACCTGTAATAAATTCAGGCACATGTTCAGAAACAGGCAACGCGCCAGATGCGCTGCCGCCTTTTGCAAAGCCTGCCAAGTTGCCTGAACTAAGCATCTTTAGGCCTGCCGACATAAGCGCGCTGCCTTCTGTAGGTATTGCTTTAGATAGCGCGGACGCAGATTTTGAAGTGGCTTGTTCTGCAGAGGTAGGTGTTTGCGTTGCCTGCTCAGAGTTTTGCGCAACTGGGCGGGCTTGAGGCGCAGCACGACCGGCCAAGATGCTAAGCAATTGGGGGTCAATGTTAGCTATTTGCGGGAAAAGTTGCTGTAAGTCTTGCATGATTTTGATTTCCTGTCTTTGCCCAGCAGCCAGCATAGTTCCAGTCAAGTTGCCAGGCAACGCGCCGCTTGCGCTGCTCGGGGACGCGTATGCTACCAATGCGCCAGGCGGCTGCGTAGGTGCCCCGGGTGTTCCTGGGCCAACGCCAGTTCCTGGGCCAACGCCAGTTCCTGGGCCAACGCCAGTTCCTGGGCCAACGCCAGTTCCTGGGCCAACTGCAGTATCTAAGGCGCCAGTTCCTGGGGCAGTTGCAGTTCCTGGGGCAGTTGCAGTACCTGGTGCAGTTGCAGTACCTGGTGCAGTTGCAGTACCCTGACCCGCGTCACTGGGTAAAGCGCCGCCGCCTGTGACAGAACTTGTCAAGTTGCCTAAGTTAATGCTGCCGCTGGGACCAGAATTTACGAAGTTAGTAAGGCTAGGTAAAGTCACGTCTGCAAATGTTAAAGGCGTTGCCTGACCCCTGCCTGTCGCTGTGTCAGCATTGCTGCTAAGCGACTCCTCTGTTGTCTCAATGTCGGGCCTTGTTCGTAGCACTCTGCTGATGCCGGTACCACCAGAAATAAGCGGGGTATCTGGGTCAATGTTGCTACTGACGCCGTAAATAATTTGCCGACCTTCCTTTGCGCTTGGGTCATACGTAATAGTGTAACTTCCAGTCGTGCCATCGGGCTTTGTATAAACCATGTCGCGTTGGTAGGTAGTATATGTTACGCCGTCGTCTACTTCAGTTACCTCCCGCACTTCACCAGTCGCCTCCCCTGTTCTGGCTTGCATTTCAGGCATTGACGCCACAGTTCTTGTGGTCATTTGCCCGGGTCCAGCCGTAAGCTCTCCGCTATCTTGGCTCCCTGCCGCGTTTGCCAATCCGCCCGCCCCAACAATTTTGTCAATCTCGGCAGGGCTCATGGCTCCGGCGTCAGCAGCGAATTGACCATCGCCAGTGTTGGTAGGCAAGCCGCCAGTAACTTGTTTTTGGGACGAAGAATTGGCATTCTTGACGGCTGTATTCATCTGGCCTACTGCAGACATGATCTTGGATGGGTCGCCGGTTACAAACGCTTGTGTCAAATTTACAGCCGACGCAGCAAGTTTTAAGTTCGGGCTTTTGGTCATTTCTCCAACGGTAGCAAGGGCGGCAGCGTAATCACCCGTGTTTGCAAGCTGCGCCACTTTAGCTGTGTTCACCACGTCGCCCATTGTGATGCCGCCGCCCATGTCTTTGCTCATCAACTCCTTGCCGGTTGCGGTTTGCATAAGCGCCGTTGCAAGGGCAACAGGGTTGCCTTTGTCAAGTGCATTTAAAACTTGCGCACCAGTCTTGGCCTGATTCAAAGTTTCTACTGTGGCAGCTGTTAAGCCAAGGTCCCCGCTAAACCCAACCGCAGCGGACAGCCCACTAACAATCGCAGACCCCCAATCACCTTTATTTGCTGCGTAGGCCGCGTTACCCGCAGCAACGTAAGGCAGCAGCGCCGGGTTTGCCATGGCAATCATGGAAATTGAAGGCTTGACAACGTTTTCACGAAACTCCACCCAATCACTTTGTGCTCCCGTTGTGTACGGGATAGGCGTGCCGTCTGCCGCAAAAGATATGTTGTAGTCAAGCTTGGTTCCAGACTGTGCGCCGGAAGCAACTCGCCCCCAGTCAGGCAATGCAGCACCCGTCTTCTTGTTATAGTATTCTACGTTTTGCGTAACTATAGGCGTCCCTTCCCAGTCACTTACGCTATCTACAGTGCGCTGACCCAAGTCATAAATAGAGTTGACGCCATTCTCCGCAAGTCGCAAAGCAAAATCCGTTGCCGCAGCTTCTTTAGAGCCTAA